AGGGACTAAGATCACCTTTACAGGGGTCTCAGCTCCAGGTTCGACGACGTCATATTCTTCCAACTGGTCGTAAAAACGCCAGTTAGGTAGAACATACTCGCCCATCGGTAAGATGGATTCGAGACGTGTGGTCCAGACAGACTGATTGTACTTGCCGTTTCCGACAAGTCCATCAGCTGTTGATCCTGGTCCATGCTTTGGAACGAGACGACCGTAATAGACATCTCTGTCGATACGATCGAAAACTCGCCCAAAAAGCAAGTTCGACATAGTGGTAAACTCAAGGACATCTCTGTCAGTGAGTCTACCATCGAATTCACGGACGTCGTGCTCATTCTTGATGTACCTGCGTATAGCATCCCTCTGGCGTGCTGGGGAGCACTCCAGATTTATCTTGCCAAACATCAGCGTAAGCTGACGCAAGGCTCGAATAGAATCTATACACGGGTCATCAAGTAACAAGCCACTCTCCGCGTCAAACACACGGGCACAGAAACCTCCAAGAAATTGGGGGAGACTGCTACCGCGTTTCTTTCGAAACGAGGTATGAGAGCCCACCTTCCCTTGGTCAAGCCATTTTTGGATGGCCTTTCCAAGCTCGGGTAGGGTTATCGTCAAAAACGATAGCCCCTCATGTTTGACACGCATCTCGACGGTATTAATGTCGAGATGGGCACTCGTGCAGCACTGGCTGGCGGATTCCTCTGCCAGCCTGGACCAGAGTGACATCAGGCTTTTCACTAGCCCTCCTATATATAGGGGGTTGCTAGATCCATAGCCCATGTCACGAACTACTAGTTAGCACTCAAGATTAAATCAAGAGTGCCGGCGAACTCCCACCTCCACGCCTTCACGACTTTGTCGCTGAAGTGGATATCGAGAATGATACGAAGAGCATCCAAGTCATATGCAGGGAACTGTGAAAACCAGCTCTCCACATCTGACTCAGAAGCAATTAACGGAACAAAGAGAAAGACAAAAGCGCGAACAAGTTCGCACTCCGTCAGTCTCCAAGATCCGTAATTGGGCTTTTCAATCATAATCGAGATCCCAAGTGGTAGATGGAAGTTCGCACAAACTAGTAACCATCGAGTGACGCGCTCACGCGCGAAAGCCACACGGTAGATGGATGTCTCTTAGGAAAGTCCTAGAAGACACCAGCTATCGTGTCTGTGACGTGACGTATAACATCGAAAGTGACGAAAGCAAATACCAGCGTCCGATAGGATACTGATATGTGCAAGTCTATTCCGGTGTTTCCGTCATCGTCAAATTGGCGACGAAGACTGCTCTTACGCCGTATGTCCTTTCTTGGGACATAACGAACGTTTGAACTTTCTTCGCCCTCGCTACGACTCAC